TAGCTATTATTCTATTAGCTTGATGAACTGAGGTAAACCCTGCTTCTTCTCCAATGGCCCAATCACGGCCTAATAACCCTCTTGCTTTTCTATCATCAGGGTTTAAATTATATATTTCAAAAATTCTTTCAGCAGCATCACTTGGTTCACATCTATCATCAAAAATATAAGGAGTAGGCACAGAACCTACAATTGAAATACTAGTTGGAAATACTGGGAATGCCCATGGGCCACATTTTTTATAAGTACCTCTATGGTTTGAAGGGAATTGATCATTAAAATCAATCCATACTCCTTTTTCATCTTCAAATCTCATTTGATCTTGCATTCCACCTGTGACATTAGCTATAATTGGATTTCCAACTAAAATAGCCTCAGTTAAACTCAATCCCCATCCTTCATTTGATGTTAATAGGATCTGACAATCAGTACTGTTATACAACAGATTCATTCCGTAGGGATCAAGTCTTTGGTCTGAGAAGATAATATTATACCTTTCATCATCCCCACACAACATATCAATAACAGCTGGGAGGTCTGTTCCGTTTTCATCAACAGGTTGAGTGTGTAAAACCAAAGCACACTTCTTAGCTTCTTCTAGGCTTAACTTATCTACAAACATCTTATAAGCCCAAATAGTATCAGGTACTTGTTTACGTCTAATATTTCTAGAGTTAAATAAAACAGCAAATTCTATTTTTTTATCTCCATATAGATCTTTTTTAAACTCAACTAACTTTTCATCATCTTTATCTAATGGTTTAAAGATTTCATGATTCAAACCATGAGGAACATAGCAAATCATTTTATCTTTAACTTTCTCTCCTAACACTAAATGATTGATATTTACAGTTTGTTTTGAAATACCCATCAACAAATCACATGACTCATAAAAAGCCTCATTATACATTGGTGCCGGGTAATCATCCCAGATATTCAAGTAAATAAGAGGAACTTTCTTTCTGATTTCGTTTTCCATCTGGAATAACCATGTCCAATATCTTGGGTCCGTAATTATAAAAATAGCATCTGGTTTTTCTATATCCATTAATTGCCTAACCATATCAGGATTCCCATATCCATTACTTGGATATAAAATAATTGAGGTGTCATCAACTCCAGCTAGCTGATTAGTATCAGGACTCAAATCAAATCTTTTACCAGCATCAGGATGGTTGATAGCTGCCCCAACATTTACCCAATTAATACAATGGGCTGTATGGATTACAATTTCTTTAGCTATGGTGCCAATACCGGAATATGTCCTAATGTCATCACACATTAGGAGAATTTTTTTACGTTGTTCTCTTGGAATATAACCTTTTTTCATTTTTAAATCTCTAAATTGTTATGATTGTGAACTTTTTTTCTAAAATCTTCATCCGTAAGATATAAATGAATACACCTATCGGCAAGCTTTTGTAGTGAGAACTTATGTCTCACGCAGGCTACTTTGAATTCCTCAAATAGCTCTGGTTGTATCTTAACACTTGTTAAAACTTTATCTGACATGACATTTATAATTTTTAATATTTGTGTATATAAATATATAGGAAAGTGTTAAGAATGCTGTTTGTTACAAAGCTCTTTTTTATCATTAAATGGGCACCATTTACACATATTAGATATTATTTTAGCATGTTCTTTTACTAATGGTTTTCCTTTAGAATCAAAACATTCTTTAATAAAATTATCTAATATTTTTTGAGCTTTGCTTAATTTATTACGACCTGCTGCGGGTTTGTATAATTGTATGCGAGTGATATTATAGTCGGTATTTTCCCATATTTTACGGCGTAAAATAAAGAATTCCACCTCAATATTCTCAAGAGGCACACCATACAATTCATTAAAGAATTTTTTATAAAAGACAAGTTGCATTTGTTTAGTCTCATCTTTTTTATCTTTATCACCCCATCCTTTAGTAGAAGTTTTTATATCATAAACATGAAATTTATCATTCTTTTCATCATATAAAACTAAGTCAATATAACCTTTATACATTATATTGTTACCTAAATTTAATAAAATAGGTATTTCAACTCCTACTAAATGCCACTCCTTTTTCTTAAAGTATAAACTACGTTTCTTTTTTAGAAAGTCAAGAATAGCTACTCCATCTTCAAAGAATTCTCTTAACTCAGTTGGAGAAGAATAATGAGTGTCTGAGTTCTTTTTATATTCTTCTTGATAGAGATTTATAAATTTACTTTGAAAAAGTTCCTCTAAATTAACACTATCAGCTTTAGCAGCTGACTCTTCATACATAATGGTAAGCCATTCCTGAATGGTTTCATGCATAGCAGTACCAAATGTAAAGTGAATAGAGGGAGAGTCATTGTAATGTCCATCTCTATACTGGAGTGCCCATTTGTGTGGGCATCCTTGAAACATGGAGAACTGAGAATAAGAAATTACTTTATGGTAAGCATAATTTACCTCTGGTAATTGTTTATTTTTAATTTCAGTCAGTATCCTTGGTTTGGCTTTTTTCGCCATATAATTTTTCTATTTTTTCTAAGTAGATGATAGCATCCATTAGTTCTTGTTTCATATGAGTAATCCATTCAGGGAATGATAAATCATTCCTATCCATGTTAACTCCATATTTGGTTTCACCTACTTCAGCTCGAGTAGTGAATTGATTTATGATTGATTTTACTATACTATCCATTATTTAAACATTTTAACTATTTCTTTATCTTGATAACCTGCTCTATAAAGTACACTCTCTAAATCATCATTATCAATGGTAACTACAATATCAGAAGCTTCTCTTTTAGAACAATCATAAATTTTAGCAATAGCTTCTACAAGATCAGATGTTGGTTGTTTCATAGTTGATTTAATGTATTTAAGCCAAACATTTTGTTTAGGTAATAATCCACAATATACTCTATAATATTTTTCCTTATCAGTATAGGGAATAGTTTGAACATAATTAACTAACTCAATAAATGGTTCATGCATTGAAATAAAACGATTCACCATGTACGGATTAAAGGATTCCCTCTCTTTATCAGAGAAGGAATCCCAATCACGTTTTTTACCAGTTAGTTCTTTTAACCAATCAAATAGTGTCATATTCTTCTCTCAAATCAATTGGAAGAGATTCTTTCAAAATCTTACCAGTTGTCCCATCATAAAATACAGGGATAGGGAGAATAGCATCTTCAGAGCTATTAGTAATAAAACGAGACACTCGTCTTAGAACAACACCTTGTTTCCAAATATCACTACCCGATTCAGTTTGGATAGCTACAGTGTTTTTAAGCTCAATCTGTGGTTGTTGAGCATTAAGATTTTCAGATTTCTTCATATTCTATTTCTTTAATTTCGTTACAAAAATAATAAATGTTTTCTTTTTTTAATACAGTATCACAATACCAATAATCTTTTAGGAGGTTAGGATCTAATTTTTCAAACTCTCTTATCATACGATATAAAAGAAATTTTCGATCTCCAAACTCTATTATTTCTTTCATAAAACTTTTTTACCTGTTAAGGTTAATAATTTAGCTATACAAGCCATAGCATTAATTTCTTTATCAATTCTAAAATTAGAATGATACAAATATTCTTCAATAATGATTATAGCTTCAGCGTCTCGAGTAGTGTATTCATCTACTCTTTCATATAATGCTTTATATAGGGCTTCAAAATCTTCTACATTAGAATCAGCTATAACCTGTCGAATTTGCTTAAATGATTTGTTATTGGGTAACAACTCAATAATTTGATCAATATAATTACTTGATACTAAAGTTTGGGGATCAATAACTAATTCACCTTTTTTAGATGACATTTGACAGATATTAAGCATTTTACGAACATCCGGGTAGTGTTTTTTAACAATGTTAACTACACTATCAGTGTCATAATTTACTTCTTCAGTGGTTAATATCTTACAAATATGACGAGCTACATCTGCTTTACTAGGAGGTACAATCTTAAGTGTTTGACAACGAGATTGAAGTGGATCAATAATACGTTCAATATAGTTACAGGTAAGAATAAACCTAGTACTTTTAGAAAATGTTTCAATAACATTTCGAAGTGAAGCTTGAGCTTGAATAGTCAAGAAATCAGCTTCATCCAAAATAACTACTTTAAGTGGTTTAAAAGACATTGTACTAGCAAATCCTGATACTTTGTCTCTAATAGTTTCAATACCTCTTTCATCACTACTATTAATATAGAGATATTCACAATTAATATTTTTAACTAAAATCTTAGCAAGAGTTGTTTTACCACAGCCTGGAGGGCCATAAAAAACCATATGTTGGACATCATTTTCAGCTATATACTTAGCCATAATGTCTTTAAGATGTTCATTACCAACATAATTTTCCAAAACATCAGGGCGATATTTTTCAACCCAAAGTGTATTATTGATAGCCATCTCCGTAAAAGTCAAATGTTTTAATTGGTTCAGGTTCTTTTTCTATTTCAACTCGGTCAACAGAATATAATGCTCCTCCAATAGGATCAAGATAAAATGCTTTATTAAATTTAGTTTTTTGAAAATATTTTTCCAATGTTTCTGTAAGAGAAGAGATTACAGTATTGGGGTCATTGGTGAGAGCCCACCTGTCACCAGGTGGGACTCTCTTAGCAATGAGTTGTTTTTGTTCAACAGTTTCAAAACTTGCCATAACCTAAATTTAATACATTCCAGGCATTCCTCCAAATGACTCTTCAGTCTTTTCTTTTGGTTTTTCAACCAAAGTGCATTCAGTCAATAGAATAGTACCAGCTATTGAAACTGCGTTTTCAAGAGCACATCTTGTAACTTTTGTTGGATCAATAATACCAGCTTCAAAGAAATCAATGTACTCACTTGTCTTAATATTATAACCTATATTTCTATCTTCTTGATCTAAGATAGAATGTTTAATAGAATGAACATCATCTTTCAATCCAGCGTTGACAAGAATCTGTTCAAATGGTTTCTGGAGAACTGATTGCATAATTCTACAACCTAACTCTTCATCATAATTTTTAAGTTCACAAGTTGTATCATAAGCTGAGTGTAGTAGTGCTAATCCACCTCCAGGTACAATACCTTCTTCAATAGCGGCTTTAGTAGCTTGAAGAGCGTCATCTACCCGATCTTTCTTTTCTTTCATTTCGGTTTCAGTATTTCCACCTACATGAATCACAGCTACACCACCAACCAATTTAGCTAAACGTTCTTGGAGTTTTTCAGTCTCAAATGGTGAGGTAGAATTTTCAATTTGATTTTGAAGTGAAGAACACAATTCTTTAATTGTATCACTGTTACCTGCTCAATCTACAATAGTAGTTGATTCTTTAGTAATAGTAACTGTGAGACATTCACCCAACCAATTCAAATCAAACTTATCCAATTTCATACCTTTGTCTTTATCAACAACTTGACCACCAGTCAAAGTAGCCATATCATTCATAAGCAAAGTACGACGATCACCAAAATCAGGAGCTTTAACAGCACATACATTCAAAATACCTCTCATTTTATTAACAATAAGAGTAGCAAGTGCTTCACCATCAATATCTTCAGCTACAATCAAAAGTGGTTTACTTTGAGAAGACATATTTTCCAACAATGGGAGCAATTCTTTAATCTGGGTAAGTCTACCATTATAAAATAAGATAGATGGGTTTCTAAGAGTACTACTCATATCATCATTATTAGTCACAAAATAAGGTGACTTATAACCACGATCAAATTGAAGACCTTCTACTGTTTCAAGATAAGTTTCACCAGTACGAGATTCTTCAATAGTTACAATACCATCACGCCCTACTTTATTAATAGCAGTAGCAATCAATTCACCTACTTCTTCATCATTGTTAGCTGAGATGGTAGCTACTTGACGGAGTTGATCTTCACTTGAAATGTCTTGAGACATTTTACGAAGTGTTTCAACATGAGCCTTAGTACACTTATCAAGGCCTCGTTTAATGTCTACAATGTTATGCCCTTTGTCACTATAACGAGAAGCGGCATTTACAATTTCTCTTGCTAAAAGAGTTGATGTAGTTGTACCATCACCAGCTTGTTCAGCGGTTTTGATAGCTGCTTGCTTAAGCATTTGAGC